ATTTTGGCTGCGACTTTAGAAAAAGAAAGTCATGGGTTAATCACCCGAAAAACCCTATTTCCAAACAGCTATAAATTAATTTGGCCTGAATTAGAATAATGATGCATAATTGAGGGGCAGAGTGATGTCTGTTTTGTAGTTACCTCTAAGCACAAGACCCTTTCGGTCTGATCTGAGTGTTTAGTAAATGGTTTAGAGGCATTTATTAAGCAACATCACCTTAGATCAGTCCAAAAGGGTTTTTCTATTTCTGCCACCCGAAACGACAGGGTGTTAGAAGAAGTCGGGGATGGGCTAGAGGCCAGCGGAGATGGATGCGCTGGAGCGAGGGTCGACACCTGCGATAGCCGATAGGAACTGGGTCAAGCCAGCCTATGTACCAAGCGTTACGGGATACATCTCTTGACAGTACCGCTAGTTCAGCGTTGGTCGTTCTATGGAGAAACGATGCTTAAAAAACAAGCTGGCAAATGGGTTTGGGTAGATGAACCACCACCGCCCGAAATACTAAAAGCGGTAAACGACCACCTAACCTTTCTACAAGCAAGACCCGTAGAAATGACTGAGGTGTTCGGACTTGCCTACAATACAGGCGGTTTAGCAGAATATTGGAAAAAAACAACACTTAGGGAAAATACTTAGAAAAAAAAGCTAAAAAACCCTTGACATGGTTAAGCTACCTTAATAAACTACAAGTACTCAATAACGAGTGAGATAGAAAAAGGAGCAACAAATGGAACGCAATCAAACAATTATTAATGCCGCTAAAGCTATTAAAAATGCTATGGTTAAAAATTCAGCATGGCATATTGGCAAGCATGAAGATGGCACACCAGCTTTAGATATTGATGCCTTGTACCAAGAACTTGCTGATGCCCGCATTGGTGGCTGGTTAGGTTTAAAAGCTGTTCAGGCTTGCACTTTGAGTGAATGGTCGGGTGCTGTTGAATTGGTTATTAGCCAAGAGCGCAATAAGCAAGAAAATGTTGACCGTTTTGATTACACAAACAAATACGACAGATAATTAAAAAGCCCCTACGGGGGCTACTTTATATGATCGAAACCATAATGACCGTGTTTGCAATAGGAACTTTTATTCTGTTTGCCACGGTCATGATAATTTTTGCATTTCTTTATTACTGGATGAACAAATGACCTTTCAAGACTTTTACTCCCTATACCCCCGAAAAATGGGGCGCAAAGACGCTGAACGGGCATGGAACAGGCTAACACCTATCCAGCAAAAAGAATGCCTAGAAGCCATGCCTAACTATCTTAAATACTGGAAGATTAAGCAGACCCAAAAAGATTACATCCCGTACCCTGCCTCGTTTTTAAACGCTGAACGCTGGACTGACGAGATTGACCTAGAACCCAATAAAAAGCCCGAACTACCGTGGTACTCGACTGAGGAACTGACCGCCCGTAAAGCGCAGGAAGTCGGATGCCCTGCTTATGCTGGTGAGGCGTGGCAACAATGGCGGGCTAGGATTAGCCAAAAGATTAAGCAGATTGAGGAACAGATGTGAAACACATTCCCGATAACTACCTTGTCGAATGGTATATCGGTGTAGCCAAAAGGCGTGGCTGGGATGAGGTAGTACGCCTACTAAAGCAGTACCCTAAAGATGAAGAACGAATGAAAACATTGATAAAAAAGAGATTAGGCCATGAGAGAGATTGACCCAAACCGTTGTATAGACTTTATCCTTGATAACGCTGGTAAGTACGCATCTGCCAAGGGTGAGTTAGCCCAGCTAGAAACCTTTAAAAGCAGTCTTAAAGCCATAATGATGCAGAAGTCAGGTGAGCAGACTATTGGGGCGCAGGAACGGGAAGCATACGCCAGCCAAGACTATCAAGACTTATGCAAGGCTATTGGGGTAGCGACCGAGAACGCTGAGAAGCTGAAGTGGGAACTAGAAGCCGCAAGACTGCGCCACGCTACATGGCAGACCTTAGAAGTATCTAACCGTAACCAAGATCGGATATTAAAATGATTGAATTACTCAACGAGTTTCAGGTTCTTAGAACCCTAGTCCGTCACTATGACGATGCCCTAAAAAGCAACAACGCCATACAGATGATGGAGATTGCGGTAGACATTGCTGAATCCGCTGTAAAGCTAGAACAAGCCAGCGTGGATCATGCCAATGTATCGTAATAAAAGCTTACTGGAGATAGCTAGAAGCTTCCCCTGCACCCATTGCGGGGCTACAGATGGCACAGTGGTTGCCGCACACTCAAATCAATTAAGGGATGGAAAAGGCCGTGGACTCAAAGCACACGATTACAGAATCGCATCACTCTGCTACACCTGTCACACAGAAATCGACCAAGGTGCAACACTTAGCAAAACAGAGAGAGTGGGTAGGTGGGAAGAAGCGCACCGAAAGACGATTGCCCTCTTATTCGAGTCGGGGTTTTTATATACCAAGTTTTGAACAAATGACCCAAGACACCGTGGAATTGTTAAACTCTCTTAATGTTGATTCTAAACCTACCCCTACCCCCATCCGTCAATCATTACTGGGGGAGTCATGGACACAGGCGTTACATCAGCAAGGCAGGAAAAGAGTTTAAGGCGCAGGTCAGCGATTATGTGCTGGAGTGGAAAGTTCCCAAGCTAGGTACTGCCCGCTTAGAAATGCAGGTCACCCTGTACCCAAAAGACAGACGCAAGCAAGACATCGATAACCGAATCAAAGCCCTTTGGGATGCCCTAGCGGATGCTGGTGTATTTGATAACGATGAACAAATTGATGTGTTGATGGTACAGCGTGGCGCAATAAAAAAAGGTGGCGGTTGTCTTGTAGTTATTGATAAAATAGAGGAAACTACACCCATAACATAAGGATTTTTATGGAAAACTGTGCATTATTTGTAGCGACACTACTACATTCTGCGACCAATACCCATTTCTTTCATTGGTCTACCGACAGTTTTTCTAAACACAGCGCACTCGCTGAATACTACGATGGCATTGTAGAACTAACAGACACCTTTGCCGAATCTTACATGGGTAAGTACGGTAAGTTCACCAGCTTCCCAAGCGTGTATCACCAGCCCAAAGACCCAGTACGCTACATGGAATCCTTACAAAACTTTGTTAGGGAAGCCCGCCAAGACTTACCCCAAGACAGCGAACTACAGAACATTATTGATGAGATCGCAGACCTCATTAACACCACCGCTTATAAACTTAAGTTCTTGAAATAAAAGGATATTTTATGCCATTAATGAAATCAGGCAGTGACGAGGCAGTAGGAAAAAATTACGAGAAAGAGCGTCAATCAGGCAAATCTAAGAAACAAAGTCTAGCGATTGCTCTGTCAGTACAACGGGAAAACGCCAAGGGTAGTCGTAAGGCAAAGCTAGAGGATGCCTACGCTAAGTACATTGAGGAAAAGGCATGAGTCGTAGGGATGACATTCGTGCGGCAGTAGAAAAGCACGATAAACCCATTCCTAAGACAACAACGGGCAAGGATAAGAATTACCTGCCTACAGAGCAGGGCGCAGGGATGACCGCCAAAGGGCGTGAGGCGTATAACCGTAAGAACAACGCTAACCTGAAAGCCCCAGCACCTAACCCTAAGACTGAGGCAGACAAAGGCAGGAAGGCATCATTTTGCGCCCGTATGGGTGGTGTAGTCGCTAAGAGCAAGAACGCTGAACGAGCAAAAGCATCTATGAGGAGATGGAACTGTGGCTAAACAAGGACTATACGCAAACATCCACGCCAAGCGTGAGCGCATCAAGGCTGGATCAGGCGAAAAGATGCGTAAGGTAGGTAGCGAAGGCGCACCTACCGCTAAAGACTTTAAAGAATCTGCTAAGACTGCTAAACCTACACGCAGAGAGATGATTGCTTCTAAGATGAAGGATATGTAATGGTTAATCAGAAGTTAGCCGCTATCTTGCGTCAATTTGACCCTCATGGTGCTGACTATGATTACGATACCGCTATTGCCGCAGGGATGAAACCCCAGCAAGAAGGCGGTGAAAACCAAGGTCACTGGGGGTCAGTAGCCCCAACACCTATGCAGTACCGTATGGACTACAACCTGCCCGAAAACTCTTACATGATGCTAAAAGGTGCGGCACACCCTACATTTCAAATGGGCGTACAAGGCGAACAAGATAGAGGTTATCAAGTAATGAAGTTCGGTGACCGTTACTTCTCACTACCGCCCGATTACATGAGGAAATAATATGTTTAAAAAAGAAAAAATTAAGCCCGAAAACAGCTTACTACAGCCCCATAAAGAATCCACGCTAGAGAAACAGCAACGATTGCGTCTAGAGCGCAGGGCTATGCTTGCCAACAAACTGAAAGACATGGATAAAGAAGTTAAGTAAATGGATAGACTTGCTGAACTCTTGCGCCAAGGTGCGGATAAGCTAGTTAACTTTCCGACCGAAGCACAGCGTTTTATTACCAATCCACAAGCGTTTACCCAGCTTTTGACAGGTAAAAACCCATTGCCAAGAGAAACTGGCTTTGCGGCAGGAGCAACGGGGTTACCAGCCCAACAAGGGACAATACTAAATCCTGAATATCAAGCGTATATGCAGGGTTACGAACAAGGTGAACCTGTAGGAATAGCATCTATGGCACTACCTGCGTATGCTATGGCACTAAGGGCTGGAGCACCAAAAGCCGCACAAATGGCTGAAAACTACATGGCAAATCAAGGATTTATGCCATCGTTAATTGCTTATCACGGCACACCCCATACCATTAAAGGCAAGTTTGACATAAGCAAGGTAGGAACTGGCGAAGGCGCACAGGCTTATGGGCATGGTATGTACTTTGCTGAAAACCCAAGTGTTGCTGAAACATATAAACGGGCTGGCGGTGGTTTAGAAATTAAATATCCAAAACCATTGGAAGAATTAGGAATAAATCCAAATGTTGTAACACATAGTATGGATTTTGATAACCCTTTAAATCAAGGTTTGGGAAGAATTGCTAAAGGATTGCGAACAGTTACTTTAGATTATCCTGATGTGCCTGTAAACAAATCATTGGTAAAAGAACACTTTGATGAATATATTCGTTTATTAGATGACAAATACCCTAAAGAAGCCGCCCAAAAGAAAGCATTGCAAGATTTAGTGGCTAAAGAAGGCTATCCTGAAATTGGGTTTGGTGGCAATCTATACAAAGTAGATATACCTGATGAATACATCCCAACAATGATGGATTATGACAAACCATTAGGTCAACAAAGCGCATTAGTTAAAAAAGCATTAAATGAGATAAAAAAACAAATTACACCTGAAATGAAGATGGAATTGGGTGGTGATCTGAATTTGTTGTTTGGTAAAGATGTGACCCCAGTTCAATTTTTAAACACTATGGAAATAATCCATCCTACTGGTGGTGTAGGAATTGGCGAGAAAATGTTAAATGATTTAGGGGTTAAAGGCATACGCTACAAGGATGCTATGTCTAGGGGTGCTGATGATGGCACAAGCAACTTTGTAGTATTTGAACCTAGCAATGTAAAGATACTAGAACAGAACAGTAAACCAGTAACTCGTAAAGAAATACTAGAGCAACAAATCAATAAAATAGAGTAGAATTAACTTATCTTAATCAACTACTTGGGTAAGGTATGTCCGACAAAGTATCGAAAACTGACGGAAATTTAAATAGAAACGGTAGACCTAAGGGTGTGCCTAATAAGTCAACAGCCCTCGCTAGAGAGGCGATTGCACGGTTCGTGGATGGTAATAGCCACAAGCTTCAAGAATGGCTTGATGAGATCGCTATGAACGAGAAGCTTGGCCCTAAAGTCGCTTTTGATTGCTTCATGCAGGTAGCTGAGTACCATGTACCCAAGCTGGCTAGGACAGAACACACAGGTGATGCAGACCAGCCCGTTAAGGTAGTTCACGAACACAAGTTCCTAGATTGAAAGAAGTAGTCATAAAATATGAGTATCCCTACAAGGCACGGGATGCGTTCATAGACTTTCATAAGCGTGACCAACGCTGGGCTGTACTGGTATGCCATAGACGAGCAGGAAAGACCGTAGCGACCATTGCTGACACGATCCGTAGGGCAGTCATGGAGAAGAAAGAGAACGCCC